ATTGTTAATATTTATAAATCTAAAGGTACTTCTAAGTCCATAAGAAACTTAATACACTGCTTTGGTATTGATGAAAAAACCATAAAAACAAATTTGTATGCCAATGATTTAGAATATTATTTTGAAGATCGGTTTAACACATCTTTAGAAAAAAGAAAAAGTTTAAACTTTAATGAAACAGATAGGTTTACATCTACAATATACCAAAAAGAAGATTCGTCTAACCCAAATAGTATAGGATATTTAAATGGCTCCACAACGCTTGGAGATTATGGCTTTACTTTAGAAACTTGTGTCATTTTTCCTAAAAAATTCAAAAAAGAAAGTTTTCTGTATTTCGAAACAGATTTCCTAACCAGTTCAATAGCAGGCGTACACGAAAGCACAAAAGGAACATGGGCTACGACCGATGATGCTAGTTTGCAAATATTTGCTGTTAGAGACGACTACGAAAGCGAAAACTGCTATTTTCAAGTATCTTCTTCATGTTTTCAAACTTCTTTGACTAGTTCGCTGTTCAGAAATGTATATCAAAACGAAAAGTGGAATTTTTCAGTAACTCTCGAAAAAGAAAAAGATCTTAGATACACCGTAACCGGTTCTGATACAAGTGATTATACTTTGAAATTTTACGGTGTTAATACCATACAAGATATAAAACAAAATAGTTTTCTATTAACAGCTAGCATAAGTCAAATCGATGCAGAAGCTTATTTTTCAGCTAATAAGATGATATATGCTGGAGCACATCGACAAAATTATACTGGCTCTACGCTACAAGAAACAGACGTAAAATTATTAGATGTTAGATATTGGAACAATGTATTGACGCAAGAAAATATAGACTTGCACGCTAAAAGTGTAAATCGTTTTTCGATTATCGAAACAAATAATCATCACAGTAATAATGTAAAAAACATAGATACTTTGGCTTTACATTGGAATTTTGACACAATTACAGGGTCAGATAATGGCTTGTATCCTTCTGGTTTAACATCAGATTCAGATGCGGGGTTCAATTTGCAAGATTTATCATCTGGTTCTATAGACTCTTTGTCTGAAAACTCTATAGCACAGTTTACAAAATATCAACATACTGGTAGGGGAGATCTATTCCTTAGAAACATTACAGATTTAGTTAACACGGAATATATATCAAATGTCCAACCAAGATTGCCAGAAGTCATGAGTTCAGATGATCTGACAAATATACTTTCTCGCGACGATGAAATATATGGAAAAAACACAACTCCAGTAAATCATTATTTTTCAATTGAAAAAAGTATGTATCAAATATTTTCTGAAGAGATGTTAAACTGGATAGGCATAGTCAGAGACTTCAATGACTTGGTTGGTCAGCCTAAATATAGATACGAAAAAACATACAGTAGCCTAGACAACTTAAGGCAAACATTTTTTAGGAATGTAGAAGAAAGTTCTGATTTTGATACATTTTTAGATTTATATAAATGGATTGATGAAGCGGTATTTGCTTTCATCGCGCAGATAATACCAGCTTCTTTGAACACGGTTAGTGCAGACGTTTTCAATATATATGAAAGCCATATTCTAGAAAGAAAAAAATATGAACATAAGTTACCAAGTATAGAGTTCAAAGGTAAAGATCCAGAATCTCCTACAAGAAATCACACATTTAAATGGCATGATGGCTGTTATCCTTTGAGAAACTTGGGAAATCAGTCAATTGCTGAACGAGGCACATTGTCAGTAATTTTGTTATCTCAACTTAAAAGACAAAATGATTTAGTTTATACTAATGTTGAGGTAAAAAAACTCGATTTATTGAATCAAAATCAATATAGTATTCTAATTAAGAGAGATATGACCGGCCCACTGAATGGTTCAGGACGCCAGTTTGATTTAGATATACCACCAATAAAATGTGAAGATTAGGATAATACATGGAAGAAACTAAAAAGTTACCATTTAAAGTAATTCGTAGTGAAGTTTCTGGTGGATATATTGATCAAGTCCACACCGACTTCACATCTAGTATAGATATCGTAAACTATCATAAAGATATTTATGCGGGTGATGTACCTACAATACAATCTCCATTTACAGAAAAGTGGGTTGGTGGTGCTACCCATAGACACGTTCCTTTGAATACAGGAAATGACGATGCTTCTAATAGGCAAGAAGCGTGGCATTTAGACTTCAACTCTACAGGAGTAAAAGTGTATCCACATACCTTTAGGAACTCGCCACCAGCTTTGTGGAACAGGGAGACTCTAGCAAAGAGGCCACTGAATATAACTAATGTAAAAAGTGAAGGTGGTATTATTGGTAACTACTCAAAAAACTATGAAGTAGTACAAACGAGTGGAAGAAGAATAACTAATAATTTAATAGTAGATGGTTTTGAAGCAACCGGCGTCTTAACAACTCAGTTTATTACCGGTGCCAATGATTATGGCTTACCAGAACTAAATTCTGTTACAGGAAGTAAATCCATCATTGTAGAAAGATTTAATGCCCCAGGTTCCAAAGAGGAAAGTTCTAGAGGTGCTCTCGATAGAGAAGGCGAAGAAATGTCTTCCAATGCTTCTCTACCATGGAGAAACTATAAAATAAGAAAGCCTTTTTACAGCCAACTTTCTCAATCAACACCACAATTCGGTGGAACTATTCACAATGTTAATAGAAATACTCTTGTCAGAGGTACCCAAGAGTACAGGGATAATGGATATGTAGTTCACGCAATTCCAAGAACAGATATTCAATATTCGTGGATAACCGCTTCTTCTAATACTTCTGCTGCTGATTTGGGGTGGTATCAAACATTTGCTGGTACATACAATAGAAACAATGCTTTCACAGATATTGATTTTATTACAGGGAGCCTAACTTTAAATAATGGATCAGAATACTTTATAGATAATAACCACATAAGAAGCTTAATTAAGGACACAAAGAATGTAGACCTAGATTCTGCGACCTTTTCCGTGGATAGCTTTACTTATTCTTCTTCTTTCTCTGAAGTTACCAATAGTCCATTTACATTTACGACATGGGAAAGTATAAGAAACAACGAATCTCCGATTGTTAGAAAACAAATAAAAAATAATATTTTAAGACTCAAAGACTGGGATTTTTATAAGGGTGAAGTTTACACTAACTATACTGAACCTCCTGTTACTTTTAAATATAAACCACTAAAGACAGAAGTCAGGTTATACGACACAACAGAATCTCAAGCGATCGATCACACCTATACAAATAATCTTTCATCGTTTGCCAATAAAACAATAAAAAGAAACTTTCCAGAGTTAAAAGAAGAAAAAAGGCAATTCTACAACTTTTTATATGAAAAATATACTAGCATAGGACAGCCTGGGAATCCTATCTCTGCACTAAAAGGATTCAGCTACAATGAACACATTTGGCCAAAAGAAGAGAATACTGGATTGTCCAAGACAAGAAAAAGAAAAGAATATTATACTAATAAATCAGGCTTCACTAGAGATGGTTATGATATACAACTTGGAACGCAAAGAGCCTTCTGGAGAGACTCTCAAGCTGATAGGGAAAGAAGTAGAAATTCGTCTGGAGGATATTATAGTTCTATAAATCATTTATCGACCGAAGAAACAGGCAGTAACTATACTATAGATGGAGCTGTTGATATACTTTCTTACACTGGACTAGAGTTTACTTCTTCTCTAACTAGAGGAACATATCCCATAGATGAAATACAAAATTTCAATTCTATAGCCGCCATGGAAGAAGTTCCATTATCTCATAGGGTCCAATATTCTTCTGATGTTCAATTATTATACACGAATATAACAAGCTCCTTAAGTAGTAACAAAATGGAGGTATCTGCTTATTACAAGAGATATCTCAATCCAAGTGTTTCAGGCGAGTTCAATGAAAAGTTTTTAGACTTTTATGGATTTTCTGGTATCTCGGGATCGTTTACAAACTTTGTAGATCTTGGGTCTTTTTATAGGAATACTTCATATAAGAGTGTTTTGGAAAAAGCTCCATATACTCTTAATTTGGGTTCCGAAAAATATGTTTATGATTTGTTTAGACCAGTAAAAACAGAAAGCGAAGAATTTAGAATTAATCCAAAGGTAAGATATATTTCTTTTCCTGGTGGAGTCGAGTTAAACAATCAATCATTACACTTAAATTTTATTTTCGATAACACTAGTGGATATCTAGAGGAAAACTGGTGGACAAATCTATCTTCTACAGATATTGTATTCTCTACAATGGATCAGGGCTTACAAAGAACTACCGAAGAAGACAGTGGTAAGAAGCCATTTTTTGATTCATATGAAGATTATTTGCAAGACATTTATCCACAAACAAAAGAATACTCTCAGATACCTGAATATAGAATATCTGAAAATATACAATACTATGTTGAAAACAATAATCTTTATTTCCAAAATAATTCTCCCTTAACTTTAGATGGAGCGAACTCTTCTAGTTATAGTACGTTGTCAGTAAGAAATAATATTCGCGAAATAGATCAAACCTTTATGCGTTCCTATGCGACTGCAGACGTATTAAAAAAACACGACACAGTTGCAGAGCAGAATGCAAGAATAACTGAACTTGAAAGCGTAAACATAAAAGTTTCCGGCATAAAAAAACTTTTACCATATAATGGATTCTATCCACAAGATAGAACATTGCAGTTGGCAAACTTGTACGAAGATTTTGTAGATAAGAATATTGAGGGCGGATATTATAGCGTTAGGAACGACAAGATAGCAAGAGTAGAAGAAATACTAGATTATGATGTTGTTTACTCTGGATTATCTCCAACCCTCCTTGGCTACATTAATGGTTTATCTAGCATATATTATAATAATAAATTATTTGTTGCAACTGGGATTAATCTTGAATATACTAATTTCGGCGGTGCGATACTAATACACTCTTCCAGCAATAGCGACATCTGGACTACACTACAAACTCAACCTATAGTAGACATTAGAGACACTGGTTTGGCTTCATATTTAGGACAAAACGTAAAATTTATTTCCGGCTCAAATGGGCTAAATTTATTTTATACCGATGTTGGTACGACAACTAGCACATCTGGGAGCGTTTTTCAGATAACTTCTACAGACAACGGAGTAACTTGGTCTTCTCCTTCTATAATTATGAACGCATCGTCTAATAATACAAATTTTGGTATTTCACTAGACGCATTATACGATAGTAATAATGGATATTTTGTTGTCGCAGCCGGCGCTAACGAAGATTCCACATATGGTTCCAGAGCAGGGCAAGTGTATGTAGTTACTTCAACAGATGGTACAACATGGAATAGTAAAGTATCGGTAGCAGCCGGCGGATTAGCCAGTGGCTATTTTGGAACATCTTTAAGTATTTATTCTGGTTCACTTGAGGGGACAAGTGGATATTGTCTATATATATCTGCTCCAGGCGATCTTTCAGATTATATAAGTCCTTCAATCGGAGGAACCATATCTCCTTTTATTAGTACAGATGTAGGTGCTACATGGTCATTTGCTGGCAGCAATGTTGTTGTAACTAATAATAACTTTCCTGGACTTGGGGGTATAAAAGCTTTAGAATATAACGATAGAAGTTACGTATTTTACTCTCAACCATACGAAGATACCAATGGTCTAACTAATAATGGTGCTGCTTATGTGGCGTATAGTGATGTCAATAACAACTGGAGCACTGCTACTAGTATAAAATTAGCAGAAGGACTTATTTCGGGAGATAGATATGTTAGTGGTGATGATCCTATACTGGCAGCTGAAGGTCAACAATATAATATTGATGCTCAAATAATTGAAAACGAAATTCATTATGGCCTAGGATGCCCCCAGGCAACCGTTGGTGGTGAAGCTCAGGCAGGAAAAGTTTTTTTTGGAATATCACCCGATGGCTTAAATTTTCAAAAAGGCGAAAATATGGTTACTTTTTCTGGAAATAAAGCTGAAAGAACTGGAAATAGTTTAAGTATCGTGCAAAATTTAACATCCAGCTATTTTGTTTTCCATGGCCAAGATCTAGATTTACAAATTTTCAGCGGTTCAAATCAAATAGTATTTGAACTAGATATACAAAGCAACGAAGCACAAAAAGCAAAAGAGTTTGCGGCTCTAGAGCCCATATTCGCACCAGGAATATTATATAATACTATAAAATCAGGAATAGCGGTTGACTGGCCTTGCGCAACAGGATCGAACACCTATCACCAGACAGATGATTTTTCTAAGATAATCAATCTGTATTATCCACAACCAAAAACTATGGATAGTTTTACGCATACAAATACATATCTAAATGCCGAAACGCTATATTCGGCTAGAGGTTCAATAAAAAGCCAGATTGACTATAGAATTCCATTTGAAACAATCTTGGATCCAAAAGAAATATTTGAAGCTAAGAGCACTCCTTTGTTTTCGAATGTTACAGAAACTTTTTATTCTGGCCTACCTATTACAGGCAGTACGATTACTGATCTGCTAGATAAGTGCTATATTTATGGTGGATACGAAACATATTTGGATCCTAGTGATATAGGAGACTTTTTAGATACTACACCAAAGAAATTTGCTGTACCGTTTGTATATAGAAAACCAAACGTAAAAGATAGTGGTCTGTTTTCGATGGCTGTTAACAACTTCTTGGCAGAAACAGTTAACTTCTTCCTTGAAGAAGGAAAAATGACTACCTTTGAATCTAAACCAGATAATGAATGGCCAGAATTCTCTAGTAGTAAAACATACTATATGGATGTTATATTGGACAAGTCAGACGATCTTGTTATGATGGAAGCGTGGCATAGCGATAAACATCCAACAGGTTCATATGGTGAGAAGATGAACGGTCGATACTTCGGCTATCCTGTCAATAAAACTACAAAAGAAATATGGACAGGCGATGATTTCACAAGCGATGAAGCAAGACTGATGCACAACGATCCCGCCTATGCTCCGTATACCCCTCCTTATTTTGAAGGAAAGGCAGTAGCTAGATTATCTTTTAGTCCCTCTACTGACGGTAAATACAGTGCTACTGAAATATTGGAGAACATGCAAGTAACCGATATCTTTACAGAAGCTGCTAGGGGATGGGAAGACGGTTCTGACGCACAAATAAATAAAATGCCAGTAGAAGCTTCTATTGACTTTAGAGGATTGTCAAAAACAATTACGACTGCAGTTGAAACAGCAAACTCTGCTATACTAGGTGGAATATCTACACCAGATAGGACTACCTTATCTGAACTACCAGAAAACAAAAAATGGGTTATTAGCAGCAGGATGGAAACTCCAGTATTAGATTTTTCAAATCAAGAATCTGCATCTTGGGCAGGAGTCGCATCGTATCCTTATATACAAAAATCTGGTCATGGTAGAGGTATGTGGAGTGGATACGGAGAGATACCAAAAGATGGCAAAGGTATTAGTCTAGAGCTATCTTTCCCTTTCTTGAGACAACAAAAGAGTCCATATGCAGACAATACGGTTGAATCGCTACTTAAAGCTGTTGGTTTTGAAGCAAAGTCTAAAAAGATCGGACAAATAAGACAAGCCGGTAAGGAAATAAAGGAAGCCGTAGTTCTCATACCATATCTTGAAAGACCTAGTAGGTCAGAAGCAAGAAAATATACAACTCAGCAAAAATATTTAAATAATCTTTATTTTATGAAAATTGATGAAGAATAGTTTGCAAATTAAAAATTAAGAATAGAAAATAATTAGATGGCGACTGAAATAAAAGAGCAAACATCTATAATAAGAATGATTAAGGCAATGAATGAATATGTCATACCTCCAGATTTTAATTTCCTGAAAAATGAAAACAGAAAACCGTTTGCTATGTATTTCTTTGAATTCACGCACAACTTATCTCAACAAGATTTAGTAGATATTTGGCAAGGATTGATGCCAGATATTTCATATAACGCTGAAACAGAAGAAGTAACAATAAGTCATGAATCTGCAGAAGATGAGCTTTTCCATGGAAAACCAATACCATCTAGATTGAAATGGCTAGTATTTAGGGTAAAACAAAAAGGTATAGCTGATTTTGGTAAAGTAACCAGTACCACGAGAGACGATGAGCGATTTGTACAAACAACTCTTATAGGTAGAGATCCAGATCCATATAGCTACAATTGGCCATATGATTTCTTTTCGCTTGTCGAATTCGGTAAAGTTGAAATAGAATTAAAGTATAAACCAAGAGAAACAGTTCCAACTAATATCGCGCTGCAGACGAATACAAATACAACTACAGCTCCGATTGTATTACAGGCTGATTTTACTAACTTTGGTCCTGGAAATGAATAAAATAGTTTAAAACTATTTAATATATATTATGGCATTTTTTAACACTAAAGAAGAAGTTTTAGATATTCAGCTTACTCCATACGGCAAATCCTTACTTTCGAAGGGTAAATGGAAACCTGTATATTATGAGTTTTTTGATGATGACGTTATTTACGATTTTTCTTATATAGACTCTTCAAAAGAAGAAACAAATAACGAGGCGATACAGAGAATAAAAGATACTCCTCGCACAAAATCTCAATATACTTTTGAAGGCGCAGATATTAGACTAAAAGAATACAAAGAGCAATTACGAAATAGTGCTGAACCAAAAGGTCTAGACCAGTTTTTAGAAAAAATAAAATCTCTTTCAACTTCTTTTCTTCCTTTGGGAAATTCTAGTTTAAGTCAAGAAAAATATCCATATATAAGAGCAAAATTTTTACAGGGAGAGATAGAAAGTTCTGAAACTTCGATTAATATAACTGGCTTGCCTAATAATATTAAGATAATAAATCTTAAAGATTTAAAGTACAAGGTTATTCCATATGAGAATCAGCAATCTCTTCAACAACGTGCTCAGAACAGGCTCCAACCTCTCTCTAATCCAAATGTTATCCCAAATGCCGAACAAGAATACAGATACGAAATAGAAGAAAATAATATTCTAATCGATCTCTACGAATATTTTACAGACGACGAACTAGAAAACTTTGAAATATCCTTGTTTGAAATCCAAGGAGAAGAAGAAATAAAAATTCATTTTGAAGATAAGCAAGGACAATATAAAGTAGAAAATAATCTTTTAAAAGAAAATGAGGACTATACTGATTATGTCACAAAAAAAGCTTCAGGTAGGTTTGATAATAGAAATTTTGCTGAATATTTTTTTGATATTTAAGTAGATAAAGAGATAGATCAAAGAATTATTTGTCAAAATTTTACAAAAGAAGAAATAAATAAATTGAAAATGGTTTATGGTTACGATATTTCTTGTGACGAATATTTAGATAATGACTAAAAGGATAATATGGAATGTTGAATATAGATAGCAGTCGAAATAAAAATTCTTTACTACCTTCTTATTATCTAGATAAGATTGTGTTGGAACAAAATTTAGGTTTCATTAAAGGGTTTGACGATCCTCACATTTCTTCGAGTCAAGAAACTGACAACGTTCAAGTAGAAGATGAACCCCTTTCTTTAACAATAGAATCGTCTTATTCAATTAAAAAAACTGGTGGTAGATTAAAGTCTCCTGCATTAAAACATCTCCTCGGAGAAAGCTTAAAAACTGCAATAGTTTTTTGGCAACCAGACGACGAAGAAATGGTAGATATCGACTCTGGTAATTATGGAATATCAAAATACGAAGAACATTTCAAGGATAAGTTATCTGATATTAATACTGTAGTATTCGAACAAGCAGCTGCAATAAAAGAAAAACAAAAAATAGGATTTTCAACAGACGAATATGAAGTTTTTAATTTTAAAAATACTAAGTCATACTCGCTAAAGCCAACAAATCTAGTATTGCTATATGCTTCATATATAGAGATGCCAGAGGGCTACGTGCCAACAGGTACTTCTAATAAAATATTTTCAGATATCAATATCGAGATAGTTTTAAAAAATGGAAAAGCTTTAACTCAAAGCAGGGTTTATAGACTATCGGATACAAAAGAAATATGGACTGGAGCTATTCAGACAGTAGGAAGAGATCAAGAACTAAGAACCGTAGAAGAAAATCCCAGACCAGTGGAAGTTAGCTTTGTTAAAAATTATAAAATTCAAGACAATAGAATACAAAAAACAATAGAAAAAGAGATTTTAAAATTTACTGATTTAAACAATCAAATTGCCGATGCTCAAATGGCAAAACTAGAAACTGAAAGAACTCCAACAAG